TGGAATAACCCACGCCACCCCCGGCACCCACTCTTCCCAAGGAGTCCCGATGCAAGACATTCAAGCAAAAATTCAACTCTGGCGCCAAAAGGCCCGCGAAAAAACCCTCACCCAAGAGGAAATGCGCGAGGCCATCGAATACCTGCGGCAGGGCCGTGTGCAGGCCGCAGCCACCTCGGCGAAGAGCCGTAGCAGCAAAGCAAAGCCCCCGGTCAATTCCGACGACCTGCTCAAGGAACTCGACGGGCTGTAATCTTTTTCTCAAGGAGGCATATCATGGCACGAACGACCATTTCCCAGCAACTCGCCACGGCGCAGCAAGAACTCGCAGAAATGCGGAAAGATTTCGACGCGCTGCAGCGCGCTTATGACAGCCTGAAGGCGACGCAGCGACTTACCATCGAGAACCTGACGACAGAGCATGCAAAGGCGTTGAAGACTGCGGAAGACAGCAAAACCTACTACAGCCGCGAAGCTGACGCGCGGGCCGCTGAACTCGAACAAGCCCACGCCGTTCTCGACGGGGTTGAGGGCGCGCCTTCCCGCGAATACGAGGGTGACTACGGCAAGCTCCGCCGCAATGTCGTCACTCGGTTGGCAGGGGCTTTCCTTGCCATCGCCCGCAGCGGGGGCCTGAAATGACCGCCCCTTCCCTCCGTCCGATGTTCCCGCACTGCGTCGACTCGACCATGCTCGCATCCTTCCGCTCCTGCCCGCAGAAGTTCTTCCGGCAGTATGTTCAACACTGGAAACCCCAAGCCGAGTCTGTCCATCTAATCGCCGGTGGGGCTTTTGCGTCCGGGGTTGAAGCCGCGCGTCGGGCTTTTTACGAGCACAACGCCTCCCCCCAAGACGCCGAGGCCGAAGGTCTCAAGGCCCTGATCACCCACTACGGCGACTTCGATCCGCCCCCGGCCTCACCGAAATCCCTGGAACGTATGTGCGGGGCCTTGGAATTCTACTTCGCGTCCTACCCTCTCGGCGAAGACGGCATGACCCCAATCTCCTTCCCGAACGGCCGGCAGGGTATCGAACTCTCCTTCGCCGAACCGCTCCCCTTCCCTCACCCAGTCACCGGCGACCCGATTCTCTTCACAGGCCGCTCTGACATGGTGGCACATTTCGCAGGCGGAACCTACATCGTCGATGAAAAAACGACATCCAGCCTCGGCGCGTCATGGGCGCGGCAATGGGAAATGCGTGCGCAATTCACCGGATATGGCTGGGCGTGCCAGCAAATCGGCGTTCAAACTGAAGGCACGATCGTCCGGGGGGTGTCCATCCTCAAAACAAAGTACGACACCATGCAGGTTGTCACCAACCGGGCGCAGTTTGAAATCGATCGCTGGCTCGATCAAACTGTCCGCGACCTCCAGCGCATGCAGCGTATGTGGGAAGAAGGTTATTGGGACTACGCCCTCGACCACGCCTGCGCGGAATACGGCGGGTGCTCACTCACTCAAATCTGCAAATCCCCGGACCCGGATTCGTGGCTGCCGATGTACTTCGCCAAACGTGTCTGGGACCCCCTCGCTCGCCGCGAACTGACCGTGCAGGAATGGGAAGCCTCGTGGGGACATGACACTTCCTCCGAAACTCAAGGAGCTTAACATGGCAATGCCTCCGAAGAAAGCCGCGTGGCGTTTGCAAGGCCTGATTGGTCAGCTCAAGTCCCTCCGTAAGCAGGGGGTGCTGACGTACAAGCAGGAGGTCGTCGCGCTCCGGCCGTTGCAAGACGCTCTCAAGATCCAGCAGTTCAACATTTCGTCTCCGTCTCCTGCCAAGCCCGACTAACCATGCCCACCGCCACCTACTTCCTTCGCAATCGCCTTCTCGCCTCCCGCGAACTTCTCGCTCCGGCGCCGCTGTCCAGCATCGCGTACTACTGCACGACCTGCGGGGAAGTCTGGGGGCGGGTGGTGGTGGGCGGGCAAGATTCCGAGGTCTGGACGTTCGAAGGCGTGCCTTGCGAAAAGCATTCCCCTGTCGGAGCACAAGATTGGGGGCGAGTTCCAGGCTCTTTCCTCGTCAACCACAAAAACACCCGAACTTGGCTTCCAGTCATGTGGTGGGCTAGGGCTCTCGAAGCTCTCCCCCTTCCTGTCCTCGAACGCGAACTCTTCCTCCACCTCAACCACTACGAAAAGGAGCTTTCCAATGCTTGATCTTATCCTCACCGGACTCTTCATCTGGGGGCTTCTTTTCGCCCTCGCCGCTGTTTTCAGCCACTTTTTTGAGTAAGGAACTTTCATGAATGCCACTTCCCCCGCCCTTCCCGGCGTCAAGGTCATGCTCATGGGGCCGTCCGGCACCGGCAAAACCTTCTCCATCGGCTCCCTGCTTGAAGCCGGAATCGAGGTCATCTACTTCGCTTACGAACAAGGCGTAGAATCCCTCCAAGGCTACTTCGCCGATGCCGGCAAGCCCATCCCCGACTCCCTTCACATCTGCTCTGTCCGGGCGCCCTCCGCTTCCTTTCTCGAGATGGCGGATTCTGTCAAGTACGTCAACCAGCTCTCCTATGAAAGCTTGAAAAAACAAACCGACCCGAACAAATCCAAGTACAACCAACTCGAACAGTTCCTCCGAAACTTCAACGACGTGACTGACGACGATGGGGTTAAGCACGGCGCGGTGAACTCTTGGGGCCCGGACAAAGCTATCGTCATCGACGGCCTGACCGGTCTGTGTGACTCCGCGATGAAAACCTGCATCGGCGGGAAGTTCGACCGGGATCAAAAGGACTGGGGCCTTGCCCAGAACATCGTCGAGGGCATCCTCCGCAAGATCACCACCGAATGCCGGTGCCACGTTATCTTGATCTCTCACGTCGAGCGCGAAACTGACCCCAACGGCGGCGGGCTCAAGCTCATGGCTTCCGCTCTTGGCAAGGCCCTCGCCCCGAAGCTCCCGGCGATGTTCTCCGATGTCATTCTCTGCAAGCGCGTCGGGAAGGAGTTTTTCTGGGACACCGAAGACCCCACGGCAGACCTCAAAACCCGCAACCTCCCGATCTCTGCCAAGAACCTCCCTTCCTTCAAGTCCATCATCGCCAAATGGCAGTCTCGTGGGGGCCGGCTCTCAGTCTTACAGGAAAAGGATTGACAGCTTTCCCAAACAGCGTAACACTAGAATTTCCCCCGTATAGCGGTTGGCGGCTGGCTGCCATCGGGGGCTTACACAGCCGCACAAGCCCAAACTCAAACTCGATTCAAGGAGCCTTACCATGTTCTCTCCCGATCAATTCCTCGACATGCCCATCGAAGGTTCGAACGACACCAAGATCGTCCCGGTGCCGGTTGGCGAATACACTGCCGTTGCGGAAGATGTGAAAGTCCGTCAGTGGCAAGCCAAAGATGATCCCTCCAAGTCCGGCCTCGCACTCGATATCGTCTGGAGCATTGACGATGCCGGTCTGCGCGAACTCTTCGGCCGCGAGAAGATCACCTGCAAGCAAGGTATCATGCTCGACCTCACCGACTCCGGCAGCATCGACATGGGCAAGGGCCGTAACATCGGCCTCGGTCGCCTGCGCGAAGCTCTCAGCTTGAACGAACCTGGCCAGCCGTTCTCCTTCACGATGATCCTCGGCCGTTTGGCGAAGGTCAGCATCAAGCATCGTGTGCATGAAGAAGATGTGTTCGCGGAAGTTAAGAGTATCGCAAAATTCAGCTAATTTCCCTACCTCTCCTTAGCTGGGTTTTGTGTTAGGTGTGGCCCCGAGCCTTAAATCGGGGCGCTTACAATCAGTTCCTTTCACGAAAGGCTTATGCCCGTGACCAATTCCTGCCTGAGCAAGCTTTCCCTTCCTCGGGCGTTTTTATGAGAATTTCCTTATGCGCACAATCCCCATCAACGACATTCAGATTGCGGAAAACCGCCAACGCCAAGAATTCGACCCGGAGGCCATGCAGGAACTGATCACCTCCATTGAGGAACGGGGGCTGATGCATCCGATTGTTCTTCGCACGGATGAAGCGGGACAAACCTTCCTCGTCGCAGGCGAGCGTCGACTCCGCGCGATTCAGGAAATCTTCGACCTCGGCGGGCACTTTATCTGCGACGGCGAGACCTACTACCCTGACACTGGCGAAGTCCCCTACACCTCCCTCGGCGACCTGTCCCTTCTCGAATACGAAGAAGCGGAACTCGACGAAAACCTCAAGCGAAAAGACCTGACGTGGCAGGAGCATGCGGCTGCGGTCGGGCGTCTCCACGAACTCCGTCAAGCTCAATCCGACGCAATCCGCGCTACCCACCAGAATCCCGAAACCCTCCCTGCCCCGCATACCGTTGCCGACACCGCCAAGGAACTCACCGGCCGTTCCGACGGCTACTTTCAAGACTCCGTCCGCAAGGAAATCCTCGTTTCCAAGCACCTCTCCAACCCTCTGGTCGCAAAGGCAAAGTCCGCAGATGAAGCCTTCAAGCTCCTCCGAAAAGAAGAAGCCCGTCAGCGTAACGTCGAACTCGCTGAGTCAGTTGGAAAAGTCTTTTCCTCCGGCGCGCACCGAGTCCTTCAAGCTAACTGTCTCGACTGGATGGCAGACCCCGCCAACGCCGGGCAATTCGACGTCATCCTTACCGATCCCCCTTACGGAATCAATGCGCAGGATTTTGGCGACGGGGCTGGGCGCCTTGCTTCCATCGAGCACCACTACGACGACTCGTACGAATCTTGGCAGAAGCTTATCACGGCATGGGCTGAACTTTCCTTCCGCGCCGCTAAGCCCCAAGCTCACGCGTATGTTTTCTGCGATATCGACCGCTTCCACGAACTCCGCGACGCGATGCGGGCGGCTGGCTGGTACGTCTTCCGCACCCCTTTCACCATCGTCAAGGACGGCTCCGGGCGTGTACCTCTCCCTGACCGCGGCCCCCGCCGGCAGTCCGAGTGGCTGCTCTACGCCATCAAAGGCAACAAGCCCGTCACCCACATCTACCCGGACGTCATCACCGCGCGGGCAGACGAGAACATGACCCACGGCGCGCAGAAGCCCGTTGCTGTCTACACCAACCTCCTCCAGCGTAGCGTCCGTCCCGGCGACTCCGTTCTCGACTGCTTCGCCGGCACCGGCACGATCCTTCCGGCCGCGCATGCCTTCCAGTGTTCCGCCACGGCGATCGAACAAAACCCTGAATACTACGCCCTTT